AATGGGTTTGTGCCAGCCGTGCCAGTTGCCCGCGAAGCCCCGGTATAGATCGCGCTCACGCAATCCGCCTCAGCTTCGTTGCGCAGCGTCCGCATCATCTGCGCGACCATCTGCCTGATCCATTCGGCAGAAGTCGCGCCGTTGTCCAGTGAACGCTGCTGTTCGCCGGTCAGATACATCGTGGTCTTGCGCGACTTGCTGATTTCAACGGTCACCTCGTCGGCAGTCGCGTCAGCACCTTGCGCCGCCGCAACACCCGGCACAAAGTCCGTTGCTGCACGAGTAGGCGCAACAGGCACCTTCACCGCGTCACCGATAGCAACGCCCCTGCTGTCAAAGTTGGTATTGATCGCATCAACCGCGCCAAACGGCTCAGACGATACTTCTTGCGCAGCCGAAAACAGGATCGGCTCAAGTGCTGTCAGTGTGTTAGGCATTTAAGCCTCCTATAATGTCGGCCCGCATTGGGCCTGATTAAACCACCTTGACGCCGGGATTTGCTTTGTAAAAAGCCGCTTTTTCCTGTGGCGTCATGGTATCGAGTTGTGAAGCAGCAACTGTTTTGCCGCCTCCGTTCGGTGTCCCTGATTGCGCACCGCCGCCTTGTGGCTTTGATACAAACGCCTTGCCATCTCCAGCAGCCCAAGACTTGACATAATCGCCAAGAACCTTTGGCCCCATAGCCGTGTCAACATACGCCGTGCCGTCTTCGCCTAGCTTCACATCGCCCGACAACATCGCAGTCGCGGCTTTGACGAAAGCAGGCTCAGTAATGCCCACGCCTTGCAGCGCATTGGCAAGTGACTGATCGCGCGTCACGCCCGTATATTTCCCACGCCATTCGCCCGCCTCCGCTTCCTTAGCTGCAAGTTGCTCTTCCAAGGCCGTGATCTTGGCTTGAGTTGCCGCCGTGTCAGGCGCGCCTTTCTCAAGTTCCGCAATCTTAGCCTTGAGCGTTGCCGCCTCGGACTTTGCCTTTTCCCGGTCTTCTTTCGTCCGGGTGTAAGCGTTGCGCAGGTTTGCGACTTCTGGGTGATCGTCTACGCCTTCAACGTCCAGCACATACTTGCCATCGGTTTCAACGTAAAACGATTGCGCGGCCTCATCGAGACCTTCAAGACTTTCAAGAACAGTTTTCAAGGGCATCGCCCGATCTCCTTTGCCATCGGCAATTAAACGGCATTATCGCCTAAATCCGCAAGATTGTCCACCTTGGCGAATTCCTCTTCCGCAGTGACCTCTGGCGAAAACAGCCCACCCTTCTGGCCCGCTGCAAAATAACTATCCCAAGACATGCCGCCGCGCTCGTAAACTCCGAACAATGCCGCAAAGTCTTGCGCGGAAATGCTCTGATCCAGCAAGTCCTCCGGTGGTGTTACAACGATATCATCTTCTGGCAAGCCCATAATCATTGCCACGTTGCGAAGGCTCTTTTCGAGTAGCAGGCAAGATGATTGCGCGATACTCGTTAGTGTAGCGGTTTCGGACGCAAAGCGCAGCTTGCGAGCTTCCCCGCTTTCCTGCACCCCTGCCGATTGTTCAAGCAGTCGCGCCCCAGCCATAACCGCCGCTTCGCGCTGATCCATCATGGCCTGCTTGTGTGCCTCAATGCCGCTGCACGTTGGCGACACATAGCGCAAGTCTGGCGTCATGCCGTCACCGCCGATCATTTGGTGAACAGCACCGGCCCCAACCATCGTGGGTGCATCGCCGTTGATCGCGACAAGCGTTTCCTGCCCGCTCATATAAAGCTGGTGGCGATAATCCGCTGAAAGCTGGTAAATTGCAATCGCCGCATTTGCCACACCGATTAGCGGTGGGGCCTCCACACGCGGCGAAAGGTCAACGGCATTACCAACCGCAAACGGGATGCGCGGCAACAGCGATCCGCCGCGCCCGCGCACAATTACTTCCTCGCCCACGTCAACGTCGCCGTTAAACACGAAAGGCGTGTATAGACCGCCATCAACGGTTAACAGGCGGAATTGTTCCATTTGCTGCCATACAAAGCCATCCCTGATCTGACGGCTTTCGTCCAGAACCCAGAAATCCACATCCCAATTAATCAGAAGGTCACGCGGGAACCCGACCAAGTAAGGATCGCCGCCGCCTTCGGGCGCATCGGTAAGAACGGCATAACCGCCGATAACCAGCAACTCGCGCGTTATTCGCCGGTGAAACGCCTCAAGCGGCAAGCCGTCGCCATTCGCGTTTTCCCATAGGAACATCATCGCGTCCGGCATTTCGATCTTGATTTCACGCCCGTGGATAATCCCGATCATAGCAGATACGCTTGGCGCAAGAATTGCCGGGAATTGCGCGCGGTCCTTATAAGCCTGATACATAGCGACACCGCCATCATCTTGGCCCTTAAAGCCGCTTGGCATTTTCAGATAGTATTCACCGCGATATTTGACTTGCGCTTCTCCGTCCATGCAGTCGCGCATCCGCTGCCACTCAGCAAAGCGATGGGCGGTCATTGCCGGGTGAAATGTCTTAACTGCCATCAGTAAAGCCCCGTTAGCGGTTTCGTGGTGGTGGACGGTTTCGCCCTGTGTCGTATTATAGACCCAACCGCATACCGCACCGCGTCCCAGCCATGGTTATGCGCGTCCACAATGGCCGTTGTAACATCGCCCGTCAATCTGTCCACCTTGTAGCTATAAAGCCGCGCCTCGCGCTGCATGTTATCACACTCAGGGTGAATTACAATCTTGCGAAAGCTGCGCAAATAGGCAATGCCATCTTCGACACTGCCCTTCCACTTATCGACCGATTGGGCGCGCGGCAATCCGTGGCGCTTCAGGTGCGATATGCTTTCGGGTCGCGCATTATCCCAGCGGCTTACTTCCCGTTCAAAGCCCGGTATCTTGCCAGTAACAAATGGCGCGGTATCGTCCAGTTCCAAGCCCGTCTTGAATGCCTCGCGCCTGATAAGGATTTCATCCCCGGCAATCCAAACTTCCACCGCCGCCGTTGGGTCTTGTGAAAAGCCAAAGTCACCTCCGTAGTATGGGCCATTCCAGCCTTGCGCGGGTTCAAACGCCCGCACTTCCACTTTGCCGCCAAATATCTGCGCGTCACTGTTTTGTAGGTATGCTCCTTGCCAGACGTGGGCATAGGTTGCCGGGTCAAGCCGGGATTGTTCACGTTGGCGCAATTCGTTTAGGCCAGCCGGAAAGAATGGGTTATCATCCCAATTCAGGCAAACGATTGCGGCATTGTCTGGCGGGTTCTTGCGAAAGCGCAAATCAACCGGGCTACCGTCAAGGCGCGGGTTCCATATCGCCCATAGTTCCGACTTGGGCTGGCGGAAAACGGTTGCCTCTAGCGCCAGCCATGACACTTCTGGAATATCCTCTGCCTCTTCGACAATGGTCAGGTCGATTTTCGCAAGCGACTTTATGCTAGATGAATTATGACGCAAGCCGCGAAAAATAAACTCGGTGCCGTTTGCGCCCTTTAGGTAATCGACACCCACGTCATAATGCGCCTCTAGCCACGGCTCAGACGCAATTGCGGCCTTTAGTTCGGCATGGAAGCTTTCCTTGATGCTGGCCTGAAATTCACGGGTGCAGAGAATGCGCAGCGGCTCAATCAAGCCCCATATCGCGGCCATCTTTGCAGCGCCAAATGATTTACCGGAACCGCGCCCGCCGTGCATTGCGCGATACTGATATGAGCCTCGCGGGGCTTCAAACAGATCGACTAGCTTTTCCGGGAGGTCAACTGTCGCTGTCTGCATTGGGCTTTGCAGCGCGCAAGATGATCTGTGTTGGGGCTAAACTGCCATCGCTAGACGTGTGGTCAATCTCTTGCTTTTCCCGCCAGCCTGCGCGGGTTTTCATCCAGAATATTTGCGCAGCCGTGTCGCCACCCTTGGCTTTGTTAAACAAGTGGCCGCCGATTTGCGCATTAGCCTGCGCTAGTGAGTGGTCCAGTTCCTTGCGGTAATGCTTGCGCAGCGTCTTGGGGTCAATATCAAGAATGTCCGCAATAACCTCTTGCCGCGTGCCGATCATGGCGTGCAGCTTAACCACTTCGCGCGTGGCATTTGTCGGGCTGTGTGATTTGCGGCTCATGTCCAAACCTTTGGAGCGTGCGGGTCAGTGCTGCCCTGCCGCTCTGCTGGCTGGTCGCCAGTGATCGCCTGCTTCGCACGCTTGGGGTATGGTTTAGCAAGGGGAATGATACGCGCTTTCATTTCTGCGTCAAGGGGCATAATGTAACGGTGTTTGCCGGGAACATCAACAACGGTTGCGCGGGGGTCGCGTTTTTTGGCCCCTTCTAAATTTTGCACCAAACCAGCCGAACCAAGTGTTCTAGGATGGGTCAGTTTGCCGTGGATCATGTAGAACCGCGCAGATGCGCCTTGTCCCGTGTAAATCCAGTTTCCAGCCTGATAAATACCGCCATGATGGCCTTGCGATGTATCTGCAAAAGAGACAATCAACCTCAATCCGGAGTTGGCTTTGTGCATCCAATCATTAGCGATGCGGACAATTCGAGAAACCGGCGTTTCGTGTTTATTCAAAGCAATGCGGACAAGTTCAATACACTGATTTTGTTCTAGCCCGTATGGCTTCCCAAGATTGGGCGTTGCGCCACACCCATAAATCACCACGCCAATAAATTTGCCGCGCTCCCAAACGCCGACCTTTGAAAGTTTAGACTTTGGGACGCACCCGCTATAATGCCAATTCTCACAGGCATACTTCGCCGCGGCATGGGTTGCCCAGTCTATGCGCAGGTCAGCCTTGCCCATGTTCTCGCAAGTCCCATTCACCGCCGCAATGCGGGCAAGTCACCATCTTAGGCGCTAGTTCGTCCAGCTTACCTTGGTCATCTTCCGTTCCGGGTTCAAAATTTGGCTCATCAAACAAAGCCGCCAGCTCCCCCAACTCAAACCCGGTCAGCGTCAGGTCAAACCCCTGCGCGTCCAAGTCCTGCAACTCGACCTTGAGCAGATCGTTGTCCCAGCCTGCGTCTAGCGCCAAGCGGTTATCGGTGATTATATAGGCCCGCTTTTGAGCATCCGTCAGGTGGGCAGCGTCAATACAAGGCAGTGTGTCAAGCCCTAGCTTTTGCGCCGCCATAACGCGCCCATGGCCCGCCACAATGCCATTCTACCCGTCCGTGATGATCGGGTTTAGAAAGCCAAACTCACGAATGCTTGCCGCAATCTTGTCTACTTGCGCGGGGCTGTGCGTGCGTGAATTGCGCGCGTATGGCACAAGGTCAGCAACCGGAACCGTTTTATAATCGGGAAAATCAGTTGCCATCTATCCTATGCCTTCCATTTCTCACATCATGCCACGCTTGTGCGGCTTGTTCAAGGTTGCGGGGTCTCCGGGCAGATTAGCGCTATATAAATCCCATATCCCCGCTGGCGTGATTGGCCTCATATTTAAGCGCGACCTGCTCTAAACGCCTTGCAGCCAGACTTATCCCGTCTGGTCAGGGCAGGTCTTGCGACGTGTCGATTTCGCGGCTATCGTTTGTCAGTGCCATGTGTTGTTCCTTCCATGTGGCATGTGGCCGGGGAGTGTTTCGGGTTCCGCTCTCCGGCCTTTAGTTTAGCGGGCATCTGCGTGCTCGTCTAGATAATCCCGCAAGATTTCGATTGCAGCCTCAGATAGCGTATCGCAGCCCCATAGCTTGGCCTGACGTTCAAGCGTGTAAAGCTGCGAGGCGTCAAGTGCAGCGCCTAGCCTGCAACTGCCCATTGCCATGCCGTTTTGATATGTCCTGCGCTTGCGATGCAGATTTTCGGTTACTGCGTATTTGCCGATGTTCTTGTGCGTGTAGAATTCGCCCGTTGTGAGTTGGATATGCTCTGAGATTTCGCGCGCTGTAAGTCCATCTTTGCGCATTTGGGCGATAAGGTCTCGGTGGTCTGATACAGGCATTAGAGCGCCACCCAATACACTGCACCGCGCGGGCCGCGCTTGTCTAACCTCTTAACCTTGCCCTGAGCCTTGAGCGTGTGCAGCGCGCTATTGGCTGCATCACGGCTTACGCCAACTTCAGGCAGGGCACCTATCTCAAGCGAGGTCAGCGGGCCTTTAACGTTGCGCAATGCCTGTTTGATCTTGGCGCATGTTGTCGGGGTTCTGCCGATCTGCTTTGCTTTGGCTTGCTGTAACTTGGCTTGGCTTTCGCTGTCCCATGTGTGGTGGCCGCGTCTTTCACGCATACGGGCGTTTTCGCGCGCGGCATACTTTGCCATTTCGGAAAGCTCTTCTTGGAATGCGGTGGTCATCCCTCATCCCCTTCCTTGCCCAGGGTCTTTGCACGATTGGCGGCGTCCCATTGCTGGACTTGTTCAGCTTGCGCGGGGGTTAGAAGCGGCTGCTTGCAAAACACAAGCCCCGCTTGCTTTGCCTTTCGGCGTTCTGTTGTCGTAACTGCCATTTGTAAGTTGCTCCCTTCTGCCCTCGCAGACTAAGGCGCGCGGCGCGCTACGTCAACTCCTTTTATTGCACCATTGGCCAAACAATGCTGGGGTGGTGTTAGGGGCGCATGGGGCGTGGGGCGCAAAGTTTTCAAGTCGCCATACAAATATATGAACTTTGTAAAATTGCCCAAAAACCCCTTTTTTTACAGTTTGAAACTGTTTCTGCCTACAACTTCCTTTTTCTTCTTCTTTGCGCCCCAAAAAGAAAAATAATATAGTAAAAGTCAATAAAATCAAGGGGTTAGGGGATGGGGCGCAAAGTTGGGGCGCAAAGTCAAAAACAGCCATCTTTGCGCCCCAAGCCCGCTTTGCGCCCCAACCGTCGCGCTCCTTGGGGCGCAAAGACAAACAACTTTGCGCCCCACTCAAAACGGCACATCGCTAAACTCGTTTTCGCCCCCATGCCATGCCCTCACAGCCTCAAGTGCGTCATCCTCACTTGCGAACTTGGACCCCTTGAACCAGACATAATGATGTTGACGTGACTTCAGTTTGACGCGCCGTTTGTCACCTTGCTGGTAGCCCATGTCCCGCAAGATTTGTGACAGGGCGCGTTTCTGCGGCAGGGATTTGCTGTCCATCTCAGCGCAGTTTTTCAGATGCGTCACATCGATCAGTTTGTCGTTTACAATGTCCGAAGCATAATCCTCGATGGCATCCTCTACGTCCTGCCTGTCATCAGATACATTGGCCTTTTTCATTTCAGACAACCCGGTTGTTATCGGGGCGCGCCCGTGCGGATTGAACTCTGGTGACAAAACCCGATCCAACAAAAACCGCCCGATTGCGTCAACGCGCCGATTGGTTTCCGAAAACAGGCGATCAAAATACACCCCTGTTTTCTCTTTCCCGCCATGCTGCAAGAACAAGTCCTCTTGTTCACGATGCCGGGTAAATATAACGCAATACCGCCTGTCATTGTCGCTCATCGGCACAGCATCTTGGTGGTTTGTCGTCATAAGGTATGATGCAAAGTTGGGTGCATGATACCGCGTTGCGCCTTTTGGTTCGACGGCAATGCTGTCGTTTGAAATCATTGGCTTTAGCTGATCCAGAACACGCCACTTGTTTGTGCCGCTGATCCGTATCTCTTCAATGCCGATGAGGCGCGACCCCACGGCCCAGTCGTTGAAAGGCCTTTCAATCATCGAGGTGTTAATGATTGTCGCGTTGCGGCCCATTAACTGCTGAAGAACGTGAAAGAAATACGTCTTACCGTTCCCCTCAATCCCCCAAAGCAGCATACCCCAACGAACCCGCGCCCCTTCATTCCGATAGACATATGCCATAAAGTCCATGAGCAAGTCGCCTTCGCGCTCATCGGATATTGTGTTACGGACGTGCTGCACAAACATATCCACAACCGCTTGCCCGTCGTCATCTATGGCTTTGCAGGGTGCCATGCCGCTGCGGAAGTATGTGTTGACGTGAGGCTTGCCTTCGCTGTCAAACAGCTTGGGTTGGCCGGGCCAATACATACCGCGCACAACAGTTGGTATTTGGACCATGTTTAGCGCAAAGTTTGCCGCGTCTGTTTCGAGTGCTACAACTTCGGGCTTGCGATCAAACTTAGCCCGAAACGCCTCGCGCTTGATTGCGTAGTCGGCTAGGGCGGTGTTGATGAAAAGGCAATCGGCCTCACCGTAAACCCAACCATCCAACCATTCGGGCGCGTCAATGGCAGTCGCGTCATCGTCGTCAGACACGCGCGCTTTTTTTATCGGCTTGAAAGATGCCTTGACCTCGCGCAGGCCCATCCCCGCGTCTTTGGCATAGACCTCATGAACGGTTTTCGCTAAAAGTGATCTGATATCTGGCGAAAGCTGAATTTCGTTGAGCGCCTGCACGCGCCGCTTAAAAGCCGAGTAAGTTTCACGGTCCGAAACTTGCTCGGCTTCACTTTCAAGAGACAATGCAACCGGGCTATCTGCCGACACAACCGCGCTTTGCGCCATGCCGCCAGACGCCTTTATTATCGATGCCATTGTGACGGGCCGAGATGATCCACCAAAGCTGCGCCATTTTGTGTTCATTTCTTTTTGCTTAAAGCGTTCTGCGTCCTGCTTTGACCAGTTGACCCACCGGTCAAAGCCTTGAGTGGACCCTTGAAACTGGTGAAACAGCGCCATGCCAACACGCACCCACTCATCATAGTCGAGATTGTTGGGGGGATAGTTTGCAAGAACGCTGTCCACCTGATCGGGCGTCAGGTCTAACGGCTGATTGATAACCGCAATGCTGAGATCATCGTCGTCACGCTCTGCTCGCACTATGCGGCCCGCAGGCACGTCACCTACATCCCAAGGCGTGGTCTTGTCACCCGATAGGCTCCAAGGCGTCACGCCGTGCTTGTGTGATGCCAGAAACATGATCTGATTGACGATGTAAGAACACTTGTCGATCCCGTCCAACCCGATCTTGTCGCGGATGGCGTCAACCACTTCGGGATATTCTTCTGGCGTCACCGCGCGCGACAATGGCACGAAAACCCTAAAGCGTGGCGCGGCGTCGGTATGCCGGAATGTGGTGTAAGCGGTAAAGGCGCAATCAAGATTGATCGACAATGCCAACTCAACGTCTAGTAGCGTTGTTCCTTCTGGCAGGTCATCATAATCAAGAGATGCGATTGTGCGGGTTGCGATGTTTTCTGCGCGCCCGACGCTTTCGTCGGCCCTGACGCCGCCAACAACTGCCGCACGCTGCACGCTTTGCTCTTTGGTATCAAAGCCGACGGACTTGACGGCAACGCGCGCGAAGTCGTCCCATTCGGTTTCTTTGGTTTCAGCGTGCGCGAAGTTTTTGCAATAGGTGAATTTAATCATCATTGCTTGCCCCGCCCGTGCGCAGCGCGTCCAGAACCTCATCTAGATTGAAGCGGTAATGTCCGCCAGGTAGTCTGATCGAAGGGATTTTGCCGTTGTTGGCTAGATCGAGAATAGTGTTCTTGCTAAGGCCCAGTTGGTCCGCAAGTTCTGAAGATCGTAACATATCGTCACCTTTCGTGTTGCATTGTCCCGAAACGTATATTACAACCTTTGATATTGCAACATAAGGAAACGTAAAATGCTTGAACAAAAAATCGCAGAACTGACAGCAGCCATTGAGGCATTGACTGCAACACTGATCGCGCAAGGTGCAACACCTGCTTCGTCAATGCCCGTTGCTGATGTTGAAGCGCAAGCGCCAGAAACTGACGCATCAAGCGAAATGGACCCTTCGCCACAAGACCTGAAGGACGCAACTCTTAAGGCTGCGCGGGCTGGCAACAAAGACGCAATCCGGGACA